TGGCGAGAAGAATGTGTTCGCCTGGGCGATGAGCTACACAGAAGCTGTTCGTGAGGGTATCAGCAAGCAGAGTTTCTTTGATGAACAGCGCATGGGAATGACGGAAGAGAAATTCAAGATGGAATATGAATCGATCTTCCTTGGCGCTGCGGATGGTGCGGTATTCCCGTTCGACCTGACAGATAAATGCCGGACGCTGAAGGAAGTTGAAATCGCACAGCCGGTGAAATCATCAACCGAGTACGTGATGTCTCTGGATATTGCGACATCGTCTGCGAGCAATGCCGACAACGCGGTGCTGACAACGATCAAGATGGTGGAGCTGGACAACGGCGGATATATGAAGGAAGTTGTCCGGATTCAGTCATTCCATGGGAAACGGCTCGACGCGCTGGCCAATGAGGTTCGGAAGAATCTGGTCCGGTTCCCGAATACGATCAAGGTGATCGTTGATATGCGTGGTCTGGGCGATGCGTTCCCGCAGTTCCTGAACAAACCGTGGACGGATCCTGAGACCGGCAAGGAGTACCCGCCGCTGGTGCGGGATGACGAGCCTTCGATCATCGACAACGCTGTGCCGCTGATCCGGCCTTTCCTGGCGAACAACGCACTGAATAACCAGATGGTCAGCTGTACCACCATCGCGCTGGAACAGGGGAGCATCGCGTTTCCGATCAATTCCAGATATATCGTGAACGGCAAGGTTGCCTGGGATGATGAAGGCGACAATGAAGGGAAGAAGCTGACCAAACAGGAGCAGGCAATCTTCATTGAGGCGGACGCGCTCCAGATCGAGATGGGCAATATCGTCGGGCGGCAGGGTGCAAACGGAAACGTGCTGTATGACTCCGCCAAGGCGAATATGCATAAGGACCGCTGCTCATCATTGATGATGGGTATTCATTATATATCCGGGATTGAAGAGATCCGAAAAAAGAGATTAAGCAGAAGTGCCAATAATATCGTGTACGGTATTGTTGGTTCAATACATTAAGAAAGGAGCGATGCATCATGAACGAACCAATTGATGCGATGTCAGCAGGGAAAATAATCCCCGGTGCATCCTCCTATGCCGTTGCGGAAACACTGAATGACGTAAGCGGTACTTTTAACGACAGATCGATCACGTATAACGGATCGCTGGCGACGCTTGATATCGGGCCGATCCTGCGTGACAAGCAGGGACACATCAATGATATCTATCAGCTGGCAGATTACTATGTGGATGCCGAAGAGCTGATCTCCAGCGCAATCCGGAAGATCTACGTGCCGTTCTCGCTGTCGGACGGATGGTATCTGACCGGCGGAAATGACAAGACGAGAGCGAAGTACGAAGAATGGTTCAAACGGATTCACTTCAATGATGACAAGCTGGAGAGCTGGTTCTATCAGTACTTCCTGTTTGCGAATGTTTATTTCTCACTGATGGAGGATTCGGACATCGTCACGCTGCCGCCGCACCTTTCGCGGATCTCCAACGTGAAGGTGAACGGGAATCCGCTGGTCGAGTTTAATGCCAGGTCGGTGAAGCAGGACCTGAAGAAGCAGGGACAGAAAGCGCTGAAGAAATTCCTCGAGGATGAAGACCTGAACGTGCGGTTGGCCGGGTATCCCAAGGAAGTCAGCGAGGCATTGAAATCCTCGTCCAACAGAGAGTTCGTTCAGCTGGACCCGAAGACAACGTTTGTATGGCAGGCGTCGCATCCGGAATGGAGCCGATACGCCATGCCGATGATCGTCCCCGCGCTGAAGCCGCTGGCCCGGAAGGAATTAATCACGACGTATGAAAGCGCACTGCTGGCGCTTGCTGCGGCGTCGTTCCTTCATATTAAAGTTGGTGTTCCGAAGGACAGCAACATGACTGTTGACAGCAATATCCTGACTGCGGTTCAGTCGCTTGGCAAGAAAGCCATGAAGGCCGGCGGCGGAATCTTCACGACCAACGACCTGATTACCTGCGAGATCGTCCAGCCGGATGTTGATCATATGTGGGACAAGGACAAGTATGCCAATGCGAACGAAGAAATCCTTGGCGCACTTGGCATTAACAACAGCGTTACCTCCGGGTCGGATGCGAGTATTTCGTTTGGAGCGTCACAGGTATCGACGAAGCTGATTTCCCTGCGGATCACTGCCGCGAGGAATTCGTTCTGTGAACTGATGAACCGGATTATCCGGGCGGTCAATGGTTCGCCTTACGGACTGCCGAGGACAACCGTGGATAAGCTACCGACATTCTGTATGCCGGTATCCGACCTGACCAAGGTTGCCGCGTTCCAGGATGCCTGCATGAAGCTCTGGGAATCCGGGATGCTGAGTCGGAAGACGCTGATGGAAACATATGATCTGGATGTCCAGATGGAATATGAACGGAAGAAGAAGGAACTGGAAGAAGGATACGAAGATGTATTCGTGAAGCCAGGGACAAAGCAGAACAATGAACCGGAAGGAACCGGACAGCGCGGGAGACCGACGATGTCTGATGACGAACGGCAGAGTGATCCCGGGAATTCTGAAACCGGGCGCCAGCCGAAACCCAGTTCGGAGAACGGCTCCGAACAGCAAGAAGAATAAACAGCGATGAAGAAGCCAACTCTTCAGACGCGGACCTGTCCATGCGACAGGTCTTTTTTAGTTGGCAAAACTTCTGGCAATAGGCCGAGAGGCTTATTCATATATCAAACTTCAAGTTTCGAAACGCTTGTCCTCCTACTGGCGTGGAAGAACGAGGAAGGAATGATCGGCAATGGGAAACGAAGAAAGACTCGTATTCCTTGCGTCAGAAGTGTCGATCAGCGAGCAGGACAAACTGAACCCTGTATTTCTGACTGTTCATTTTAAGATCGCCGATAATATGGGCAATCTCAATAAAGAGGGCATCACAGCTGCATTTATCAGCGACTTTATCAACAGGCAGTCTCAGTTTGATTGCCTTCCTGTCTATGTGGACATGAAGCGCTTGCTGGCTGGGGATTATGACAACCTGGGCCATATGTATTCAAAGATTACAAAGCACTTTGGGACGACGCAGTTCGGGAGCCTGACCAATTTCTATTCGGAGGCGGATAACGACGGTGTTGTTTCACTGTACGCAGAAGCGCGTTTCCCGAAACGTGAGCTTGATGCGTGTATGGCGCTTGTTGAACTGTATGAACTCGGCAAACTGTGCGTCAGTGTTGAACTACGTTACAACCCTGAACATGTCATCCTGAAGGATGGATACAAGTTCATTGATGCGCACGAGGATAACTCGCTCAACGGAATTGCCATCGTGTCTGAACCGGCATGTGTTGATGCAGTTGCGCTGGATATGGTGGCCGAGAGAAGTGCCGATGATTCCTTAATCGACGCCGAAGACGAGGAGTCGAAAGATCGAGGTGAGACGAATCTTATGAAGGATAAGGAAGAAATGACTGCTGAAGTCCAGGAAGAAACGGTTGTGGCTGAAGAAAAGCCCGTCGAGGAAACTGCTGTGGATGAAGCGGCCAGTGAAGATTCCGAAAATGCTGTAGCCGAAGCGGAGCAGAAAGGAGACGTCGCTGTTGCGGAAGACAATAACGATGGAGATCCGGAAACTGATCCTGACGATGCTGACGATGGTGCGGAGAAAGATCCCACCTCCGACGAACAGGAAGTTGCAACTGCTGAAGTACTGGAACACAGCGTGGACGTTCACGAGAGTGTCGAAAACTGGGGTGAGGGTAAACCCGTGCATGTGATCGAGTATCGTGAGCGTGTCATTGAAACCATGGAGGAAGCCGGGGTTGTGATCGCTGAGCAGGGTGAGGAAATCACGAAGCTCGAAAACCAGATCGCCGAACTGAAGGAGATCAAGGAAAAGTACGACACAATCATCGCGGAGCGCGAGGCTGCCGAGATGGAAAACAAGAAGGCCCAGGCGAAGGCGTTCGCTGAGAAGCAGGGCCTCGACGTAACGGTCGCGGAAGTAAAGGAAGCGATCGATGCGCTCGATTATACCAAGATCGCACAGCTGACCATGGCGCAGGTTCAGGAAGAGGAAGAGCCGACCGAAAAGCCGGAAACTCTGGTATATACTCTTGCGAGCTTCGTAGACATGGAAGTTGAAGACGATAAAGCTTACGGCGGACTTCTGAAGCGCCGGGGCAATAAGTAATTACAGGAGGAAATGCGATATGGCAGGATATTTTCGCAGAGCCGAACAGTTCAACTATGACGGCGCGAACAAGGCCGGAGCTGAACTGGCGAACGGCGTTTTTGTCTACATCGACGGTGCAAACGGTGTAAAGCCCCTGGCGGCTGGTGGAAGCGCCGCCTTCCGGGTCAAGGAAAAGACCAATCTGTGGGGTCTGCCCGCTGTTGTGCTGGTCTGCACCAGCGTCGGTACTGACGAACACTATGTGACTGAGAACGAGTTTGAAGACTACGGTGTGGGCGACTTCAATGCCGCTGCGTACACTGTGCCGGTCGGACACTATGTTAAGATGCGTCGGCCCAACGTGAATGATGAACTGATCATCAGCGTGACCGATTCGCTGTATGCGACCCTGAGTGTTGGCGACGTTGTGAACCCCGCTGCCGGCGGTTCCGTCGTGAAGGCCTAAGAGAGGAGTGACATGTAATGGCTATCGAAATCTATAAGGATTCCCAGATCGTGGAAGTTGCCACTGCTGCCGCTCGCCACGAAAGACTGGACAGCAATGTCCGTGAAGAGGCTGACAAGCTGATCAAAGATCTGGCTTCCAACCCGAACCCCAATAACAAGTACCAGATTTCCCAGCTGGTGAAGTTCGCCGTGAACGACATCGTGCGGCGTGACACCAACTGGCTGGACATCATCGCTGACACCAAGCGCGTTGGATTTGGTGACAAGGCGAGCTTTGACGTGAAGCTGAACGGCGTACGTGCGTTTGTTCAGGCGAAGGGCGCGACGACTCCCCGGACCAAGAACGGCCACAAGGCGATCACCCTGGAAACCATTTCTGTTTCCGCCCGTCCGTACATCAATATCGTTGAACTCCAGAACGGTCTGGCGAATGCCGCCGATCTGATCAACGATGCTTCCTATCAGATGGAAGTTGCGATCAACCGCCATGTGGAAAGCGTCCTGATCGCTGGTGCTACCAACTGGGCTGCTCCGTACTATGGCTATGGTACCGGCGTTGTGAAGGCCACGATCGATCCGATGATCCTGCACTGGATCCGGACGACCGGCGGTGCGACGATCCTCGGCGATATCGGCGTACTGAACAAGCTGGCCGCGCAGACCGGATTCGTCACCACCACGAATACTCAGCAGTTTGCTGACGCGATCATCACCGAGCAGAATGCCAATGCCTTTATCGGCATGTACAGTGGCGCCCGTGTGCTGAACCTGCTGAATCCCTTCGCGGAAGATGGAACCGATGATGTCGTGTTCAATAAGAAGAAGCTGTACATCCTCCCCAACGCGATTGATGCTGCGATGCGGCCTCTGAAGGTTGTGTTTGAGGGTGATGTGTTCTCCACTGAAGCGACCAACATTGATGATCTGAGCTGGGAGATTCGCCTGGATCAGTACTTCAATGCGGCTGTTGCTTATGGCGATCGTCCGTATCTGGGCGTCTATCACGACAACTCCAACTGATGACCTGACTATAACAATCCGGGGTCGGGCGGTTTATACTGCCCGACCCTGTTTTCTTTGAAGGGAGAAGGAACATGGCGGAAGAAAGAATCAGACTTTACAATGTGAAGAAGGCAAACGTCGGCATTGTTACGCCGGACAAGCCTTATGGGCAGAATATTGCTCCTGGCGCCTTTGCGATCGTCAACCGCGACGAACTGGATTACCTGATGGCAACGTGCGATCTGCTTCAGCTCGGGATCCTGCGGGTGCAGGGCGAGTCAAAGGCCGATGTCGAGGAGCGGTTGAATATTGATTCCGAAAATGACGCGAATTTCATGAGCGATGAAGATATCAAAAAGAAGCTTTCCGGGAATGCGAACCAGCTGAAGAAATGGCTGAATGCAAAGGATATCGCGCCGGATGTACTTGACAGGGTCGGCGAGATTGCCAAAGACATGAACCTGTCGCTGAACAAGATCCAGGTGCTTCAGGAAAAGCTTCCGAACTTTGAGTTCACCAAATAAACGGAGGAGTGACGGCCTATGACGGATGTTGTGAAGCTGGCTCACAAACTGTATCGGAGAATCAATCAACAGCACGTTCCGGAAGAAATAGGCTGGGTCGATCTTGTTCATTTGATTGAGGATGCCATTGAGGATTTTTACGCATACAGCGGTCGAGCACATCTGTTCTCCGAGGATATGTTCGAGCTGGATAAATCCGGTAACGCGGTGACATTCTCGGAAGACCTGAAGAGTGATGAGAAGAAATGGGTTCTGCTTCAGGCGCAGATCAATTTTATGAAGTGGGTGCAGATGAGCGTCAATGATCAGACGTCGTATACGACGGACGCTATGTCGGTCACTCATGGCGACAAGCCGTATGAACATATCGGTGACTCGATCGCGAAGCTTGAAAGTGATCGGGACAGAATCTGGTATGCCATGCCCAGGTACAACCAGCTGGGGGTGGTTGGCTGATGAATGCGAATGATCTGGGTGTACGGATCACATTCCGGAACAGGGATCTGAAACCGACACATACCCGGACATATTCCCTGCGCGAATACACAGAACTGCTGAGAAACGATCTGATGAATCTGGTAAGCGTTGTGGAGAACCTGTGTTACGCGGCGAACGGATACAAGGACAAGGATGAATGGAGCGATGAGACATTCAGCTCATTCAACCTGATCAAGCATAAACTGCTGGACAAGGCAGGGGATATCGGCAGACTGCCGGACAACCTGGTTGAGCGCCGCACCGAATCCCTGACGGATTTCGTGGCGAGGATCCTGAACGAGGAGGGAATGTCGGATGGCGAAGATTGTATGGGACAGGACGGATGATATCCGCAGTGCCAAGAAAACCATCCCGTTCAGGGAAATGAAAAGCCGGGAGGATTTCAGACCGCCGTCCACTATCGAGACAGATTTCACCAGATTGCTGGCGCATAATGTCCCGCATGTGAACTGGACATTCGAGCTGATTCACGACTGGTATTATTGCCGGACCATGACGCCGGCGATGCTGGCGGAAATGTCTGAGTATGAGCTGAGTGAGATGTACAAGGTCGGTACGCGGTACTTCCGCTGTCGTCTGACCGAGGATGAAATCGAGGATGAAGACAAATGCACCTGCGGATGCCATGAGGAACCGGACGGATCGCTCACTTGCTATTACAAGCTGAATGAGGACGGGACGTTCGAGCGGACTGATGAGTATGCCCCGGTGTATATCCGGGCGCAACAGACGGCGATCGACTGGAAGTCCAAGATCGGCAACTCTGATATGAGTTCCAACTTCAAGACGGATTATACCCAGACGGTCGAGAAGGGTGACTACGTGGTGCGGGAGGACGGCATGCTGTACATGCTGAACTGGAACATCACAAGCCATGCGAACAACCAGGCGACGCAGAGTGTTGAGTGCAACGCAGTCGTTGATATCATGCGCAAGTTCCCGCCGGTGGTGGATGAGAAAGGATTCATTATCATCGAAGGCGGCTGGAGACCGGTGGCTGCGAGACTCCCGATCAGTCACAGCGAGTACGCCGGACGACCGGATTACAGCGGCGCGAGCATGCAGGCCGGTATGCATCCTGACCACCTGATCAGCGTGTACTGCCAGTGGAATGCGACGACGCGGAAGATCCGGCTGGACGATGAGTTTGTGATCGGTGACTTCAAGTACCGTGTGATCAATATCTCCCTGGCGGAGGTTCAGATCGACCGCGACTATGGTGTACTGACAATCAACGCAAAGCGTGTTGCTGGCGGGTCGGTGAACGGCGATGAGTATGAAGTTTGAACGCAATAAACTTTCGTTTGATTCTGGCGCGTGTATCGAGTCAATGAAGCAGACAATGAGCGCTTATATGAATATGTTGTCTGATCAATTCATTGAAATTATGCGAAAACAAATTGATATCAACAGTTTGGCATCAAAGCGAATGAAATCAGACGCAAAGTCTGCTGTGCGTGAGGTGTCCCGTGAGATAACGAACGAATTCATTGAAGCCAAGGTTGGGTTTGATGAATCGTATGCCCGTGGTCTTGCAGTTGACTTTTATGTACGCACAATGGTTGTTATGTTTGGCAACCAGGCTGGTGGGCCGATCACAACAAAGCCAGGGCAAAGCACATGGAAAAAACATGTCACAAACTATAGTGAAAGTACGGCTAAAACAGAGTACGCAATTCCTCAGTTCGATCAACCCGGATTTGCCAACAAAATACTGGAAAACACAATCAAGCAAATCGAAAAATACATGAAAGACATGCTTCGAAGTATGTCACAGGTATTTAATGGTTCATTCTATGGTGCTTTTCTGAGAGGAGGATGATGAGGATGGCGGAGGCTGAACGCTATGTGGAGAAAACACGCACATGGCAGGATAACTGGAACAACGTCGTCCGGAACGTTCTCTTCCCGGACGAGAAGCTGAAGAAGCTGATGCTGATTCCAAGCGGAACCAACATCCAGCAATTCTGCGAAAAGTATTTCATCCGTGACGGATCGACGGACGAACTGCTGACCAATGAACAGGTCCGTATCGTGCATCATGACTCGCAGGGGTACTTCACCGGCGTCAATCATGTGCATGGGAAATACCGGGACTTCGATATATACGTAAGCGAGAAGGAAGAGCATACGGCGACGCGGGATGTCCTGCACAGCCGCCAGGTGCTGATTGCAGAGCGCCTGAAATATCTGCTCCTCCGGAACCGCTACTGCGAAGGGATCCGGTTTCATTATGAAGATGAGTACGACATGTGGACCAAGACGGTCGGATATAAGCTGTATAAGCTGACCATGTCGTACAAAGTAACGATATAACTCGGCGGCTGTTTTAGGAGGAACAGGCGCCTTTTGTTATATAGAAATTTCTAAGGGGGAAAACGCATTATGCTGTATCTGGACAAATACAACGGCTATCTGGCTGACGTACCGGATATCACGTTCATCCGTTGCGACGGCACTGCGTTCGCTTATGATGAACTGAATTCCGCGAGCATGACTGCAAACCGGAACCAGATTACGATCACCGGCGGCAAGGGAACATTCCCGCTGGCGTACATTGATACCGACTCTACGCTTGAGTTCACCTTCGAGAGTTCTCAGTTCGACATGGCGATCTTCGAAATGTCCAACGGTGAAACCACTGAGCAGGGTGACTACGGTATCTATGAGAGCAAGCGGTTTGAGGTCGAGAACGGCCTGAAACTGACGATCCCGTACGAAGTCAAGGAAGGCTCCGTGAAGATCCGTGGTCTGGAAGAGGCGGCTACCGCTGCCGAGGGCAAGTTCGCTGTTACGATTACTCCGGCGACTGCACAGGTTGCCGGTAAGGCTGAGATCACGCTGGCTGCTGCTGACGCGGTTGTGGGCGATACGATCCGTGTGGCCTATCAGCGGCGTGTTGTCGGTTCCGGCAAGATGTCTGTTAAGACCAAGAGCACCAGCGCGAAGGGCACTCTGTACGCCGACTGGAACATCTATTCCGATGGTACGAACTGCGCGGACGCTTCCGTCAAGGGCATCCTGCACATGGTTATCTATCGTGTGCGTGTCAGCGCTCTGCCTGGAATGAACACTTCCTGGAAGACTGCTTCCACGCTGTCCCTGACCTTCTCTGCCATGGACCCGAAGCGGGCTGACGGCAAGATGTACGACATGATCTACGAGCCGCTGGATCAGTTCGGTAACATCATCGCGAAGTCCGATGTGGCCACCGCAGATGTTGAGTGGATCTGATAACTGAATATTGATCATCCGTGCGAGGAACACGGATAAGGAATGAAAGAGGAAAGGATGGGGTTGCCGATTCGTTATGATGGGGCAACCCCTCTTTCTTTTTATCTGAAAGGAGCAAAGGAAACAGATGGCAGTGAAAAAACCAATTCCGAGTATGGAACAGAACAGCAGGCCGGTGCAGGATCTGGCGCAGGAAGCCATGGAAGTGCCGGATCTTGAAGTGAGGAGTAAGGTGCTGCCGGAAATCGGACATCCGGAAAACACCGTTAAGATCGGCGATACGCTGATCGAAATCAAACCGATGAAACTGAAGTACCAGCGGAACAGGACGGCGGTCTTTTATCACATACTGGAAAAGTATCCGTTGCCCGATATTCTGGCGATGAAGAATCCGTTTGGCGATGGCCGGGACGGGGACAAGGCGCTGTGCGACTGGCTGGTGGCAGTCACTGATAACGAAGAACTTATTCGCGAAAATCTCGACGAGATCACTACGGAAACGATCTTTCATATGCTGGAGATTTTCAGGCGTGTCAATAAAATCACCGAACAGGAAGAAAAACTAAAAAACGCAGAAACTCCGGGGACGAAGGCGGACTGACGCTCGACCGGGCGGTGGCCATGATCGCGGCGCACCTCGGAGTAATTGACGAAGAGAAGATTAATGATATGAGCTACATCTTCTTTGAGGATGTGCTGACGGAACTGGGATATAAACTGAACTTTGAGGCGATTGCGAACTATGCCGGCAACAGCTTTGTGGAAAAGAGCTGGGAGATGATCCAGGACAGCAACCCGATGATGATTAACGGCGATGGCAAGGCCGGCAATCGTATGAGCAGAAGTTCTCAGCAGGCGATGATGAGTTTCTTCGGGGATGCCCGGGTGGCAACTGCGGAGGAGCTGGCCGCATTCAAGGAAGCGAGAGGAATAAAGACACATGAAAAAGCATAAGATCAAAGGTCTGGCGAAATACGCCGACATGCATGAAGAGGTTACACTGACGGGGGCTGACGGCGCCGAGGTTGTTGTGCGGACGCATATCCCGTATGCTGAAAAAGTGAAGATGGCGCATGGGATGGCGGAGCTGATCATCATGCTCCATGACGATTCATGCTGGTATCTGAACCATGAGGAGCAGGCAATCCGGGCGAAAGCAATTGTTGAAAACTACACGGACATTAATACGGATGGCGTAGAGCCTGGGCAGATCATGGACTTCCTGGTAAACAACGCGCTGTATGACAAGCTGATGGAAACCATCCGGGATGACTTTGTGGTTGTCGAGGATCTGTATAGTGGGATGGTAAGTTCTCTGGGGATCACGTATGACGACGACCGGTCTCTCCGGAAGGCGATCAAGACGAGCTTTGGATTCCTGTTCAACGGCGAGGATATCACGGAGTCCATGGCGAAGGCAGAGGCCACCAAGGAAACGATCTACAAGGCAGTCGGCGCACTGCGGGAAAAGGAAGAGGCTGAAGCAAACAAACTGAATGGAAATGGATCGATGAGTATCGGCGGCAACATCATTCAGTTTGGCAAGCGGGAATAATTCGTTCCGCCATGATCGGCGGACTTTTATTTTGATAAAGGGGTGAGATTATGGCGGATCAGTGTATTGGTAAGCTGACGCTCAATATCGATGACGTAACAAAGAAAATTGAGCAGGTCAATAAAGCGCTTGCTTCAATAGGAGCCGGCGCTAAAATCGATATGTCCGATTCAATATCCAAGGAAGTCAAGAAACAGCTTGATGCAGTGATCAAGGAAATTGAGAATGGTACTGCCAAGATCAGTGCGGCTACCAAGGATGCACTCAGTGCAATCGATAGTATCGGTCACAAGCAGGTAAATAATAAAGAGCTTAAAGAAGCTATCGCTGATATGCGCGAGTATTATCAACTGATGGCGCAGGCCGAACGTGCAAGAGTTTCCGGGAATTCTGCGAATGCGGATTATTATTCAAAGGAAGCAGAAAAGGTTCGTGTTGTAAATGATGCGTTACGCGAACAGGCAGAAGCCCATCGGTCTGTTGAAAAAGCAAAGCGTTCCTATGAGGCCGCAAGGAATACGGCTTCTTATAGGGAAACTCAGGAAGAACTGAAGTCTCTTGAGAAAGCATTGGCTTTGTATGAACAGCTTTATGAAAAGAAAACAAAAGCAGAACAGATGAAGCTGAACGGCCAAAGCGATTCTGCTGCGTACGCAAAAACTTCTGCTGAAATTGATAAACTTAATGCAAAGCTTGAAGCACTTGGCGGGAATACGCTAAAGAGAGCGCAAGAGACAAAGGAGTACAGTGCAATTCTCGAGCGGCATAATCAGGCGATCAGAGAGTCTGGTCAGAATCAGGTGCAGATTGACGGAGAAATGCAGTCAAGCTCTGCTGTCCTGGCAACCGTGAAACAGAAATACGATGATCTGCGTGACGCAATCAAGAACTATAACGCGGAAAAAACTCGCGGCAACAACGAAGGAATGGCTGATCAGCAGGCCCGTATCGACGGGATTATGCAGGAGGTCGCTGGAATCCAGCAGGCTGTGCAGGCGTCCAATATGGAAGCGTCCGCAAAGCAGAATATTCTGAATACAATTCGTCAGTGTACAACTGCTGAGAATCAGCACAGCGCTTCCATCGGGCAGACCGTATCTGCGTCAACAGAACTTGAAAGTCAGCTGACCGGTGTGCTGACCAGATACCTCAGTATTACAGCCGCGATCAGAGTGATCAATAGTCTGATTACAAATACGATCGAGTATGTGTCGGAATACTATGACAAGATGAACGAAATCCAGATCATTACCGGAAAAAGTAATGACGAGGTTGCACAGCTTGGCGACAGATATCGTCAGATAGCTGCGGACATGAGTGTTTCGTCGAAAGATATGGCTGATGCGGCGATTTATTTTACTCGTCAGGGCCTTGCTTCTGATGAGGTTGAGACCAGGCTGAAGAGTACAACCATGTATGCGAAGACGGCCAACATTGAATTCGAACAGGCGGCTGAACTGATTACAGCGGTTGTTAACTCTATGAACATGGAAGAACAGGCGATGGAGGATGGCCGGAACGCGGCACAGAGGGTTGCGGACGTATTCCTGATCGTTGGTGATAACGCGGCAACGAGCGGTGAAGAAATCGGTACTGCCATGCAGAAAGCGGCTGCGGCGGCTGGTTCCTTTGGCGTCGAATTCGAGTGGCTTGCTTCCGCGATCGCGACGGTTTCTGAAACGACCCGGCAGGAAGCCACCTCGATCGGTACTGCGTTCAATACACTGATTGCCCGTCTGCACAGTATTCGGAGTACCGGATTTAATGCGGATGACGATACCAAGATCAATGACATCGCGAAGGCTTTGAATAAAATCGACGTCGCATTGCTTGATAACGAAGGCAACTGGCGGAAGATGGAAGATATCTTCTCCGATGTTGCTTCACATTGGGATGAGCTGGACGGCAAGACAAAATCTTACATCGCAACCACCATGGCAGGCGTCAAACAGCAGAACGTTTTCCTGGCGTTGATGGAAGATATGGCGAAGGCCGGCGAGAACAACAGCCGGATGATGGAACTGTATGGTCTTGCGGTGGATTCGGCTGGTACGGCGGCACAAAAATATGCTGTGTATCAGGACAGCGTTGCTGCATCTCAGGAACGTCTGACGGTGGCCCAGGAAAGATTCTATGCGTTGCTTGACGCAAATGTTATTAAGGGCTGGAACGATATGATGGCCGGATTTGTCGGCATGATTGCCAGCGGTGCGGAAGCGCTTGGAAGCTGGACGATTATTCTTCCGGTTGTCGCTGGTGCATTGACCGCAGTTGGGGTTGTAATCCATGGCGTAAATGCAGGGCTTGTCACAACGCTTTCGCTGACTACGATGCTTGAAAAACATCCGATCATCATGGCGCTGTCTGCCGCCATTCTTGTGGTCGGCGGCCTTGTTACAATCCTTGGTGCGCTTGGCGACGCAATTGAAACTAATGAAGAGAAACTGAGCAATGCAACCAATACGTTGGCGGCAAGTCAGGAAAATATTGGCAAGTATGTTTCCATGCAGGGTAAGCTGACGGATATGTCTGCTGAACTCGGTGATCAAACCAAACTAACCAATGAAGACCTTGATAAATATGGGTCGATGCTCGATTCAATTGCACAGCTTTCTCCTACTGCGGCACAGGCGGTTGAAAACTTAAAGAATGGCTTTGGCGATCAGAGGGACGCAGTTGCTGAACTGAATGGTGAGATTGATAAATACATCGAGAAAGAGCAACGAATATCAGGATCTGCCTTGCTTGATAAACTGCACAATCAGAAAAGAAATGTTGCGGGGGAACTTGCTTCGGACATAGTTGGTTGGGATTCTGCTGAATTTGGTGGAGCCAACGTCCAGAATGGTGTTATTGGCTTTTCTCAGGCGCTGTCCGGGATAATGGATGGTAGTGCGATAGGGAAGCTTCCACAGGAAATATACAATCAGGCAACTGACCTGCTGATGACAACGTATAAGGACATGGAAATCCAGGACGCTATCTGGCAGATCGCACAGGATATCTGGGAGCAATACTTCGATAGCGCGAAGACGGCCATTGAATACATGTCTCAGGATGCAAATGCGCAGATTGATGATGTTGTCAGAACGCTTGGAGCGACAATGAATAATCTCGAACGCGAGATTTTCAGAAAAGCGATTACGGATAAAGTCCTTGGCGAAGATGGTATAATTACTGCGGAAGAATACGCAGACGTTAATGCCAGACTCACTGAGTTTGTCTCCGATTTCCTTGCCAAAGGTTTTGATTTTGAAAATGTCGATTCGAGGACGCTCCTTGAAAGTATCGGTAGTCAAATCTTTGGCGACGACTTTATGAATCAGTTCGCAGATCAGATTGACTGGTTCTTTACAAACCAGAACGCAGACGCGATCGTGAAATCCATTTCCAGTGGTTACGAAGAATTGCTCGAGGCTGGATTCACGAGTGTGGACATTGCGCAACTTCTGAAGAAACTTAAACTGGATGACTGGGGCGATATGGCCGCTCAGATGGCTGACAGTATTAAGGGTACGCTGAGAGAAAAGTTTGGTCAAGGCTTCATGTCTGAGATTGTCGTTGATGAAGAGGACGGAACGGAAACGTTCTATTCGATGCTGGATCAGATTGACCTTTCTACACTGAAACTGATGAACGACATGGCGAGTTCCGGCGTAACGATGGAACAATTCAATCAATTGTTCTTTGAGTCGTCATGGAGCGCAGAAGAGTTTTCCGAGAAACTTCGCGAGCTTGCTTCGTCTATGGGTATTGAATCTGCCGCAAGCGAAGAAGCTGGAAGAGCAACAACGGATTATTCCAAACAGATCAAGTCTGCGATGAGCGATATCGATGGTATTGACAAGATCATCGAGAAGATACGGAATGGTGAAACTGTTGAATTTAAGGATCTAATCAGTTTGGCGGAGGCACATCCAGAGATCATGACAGTGATCGGCGATGCCGAAGCCTTAAAGGCCAAACTGGAGGAATTGAAGAATTCTGCAAAGGGCGATCTTCGTGAATCTCTTATCGGACTGATGATGGGTGATGAAAAAGGATTCATTGCATCGACCCAGTGGGGAACCGAAATTGATCCAACAAGCGGAACTCCTTTTGCAAGTCTGGACGCATTTGTCGAGGCCTTCCCGGAAAAGAAAGCCGAGGTTGAACAGGCTGTCGGTGAAATGGCTGATAATATCATTGCTGAAAGTGATCGGATCGAAACAGAAACTTCAAACAAAAAGAGTTTTGCTTCTTTGGAGTCTGATATCGCAAAGATCGATGCGATGATCAAAAAAATCGAGGATGATAATAAATCTCCTGATAGAGATGATTTGTTCGGACTTGCAAAGGATCATCCGGAAATCATGAACGTTGTTGGTAATCTGACTGCGTTGAAAAAGGTTCTCCAGGAGATCAGGGCTGAGACAAGAGAAGAGCAGAAGTCTTCAATCATTGACTGGATGATGTCTGATGAGGGCTTCAAAAAAACAAGCAAATGGTCTGAATACGCAGGGCAAACGATCGCTGATGTTCTGAAAAATGTTGATTCGTTTGTCGGAAGCAATATCGTTTCTGAACTGAATGCGACTGCTGACAGTATGCTGAATGTTGGTGAAGCTTCTGAAGGCACTGCCAAATCGCTGGAAGAGTACGTAAAAACAATCAAGAATACCGCCAGCGAAATGGAACAAATGGACAAGATGATCAAGTCTATCCAGGATGGCAAGCAGGTTGATTTCGACGATCTGCTGAATCTTGCTGCCGCGCATCCGGAGATCATGGCCGTGATCAATGACACGGAGTCTCTGCTGGCTGCGCTTCAGAACCTGAAAGGCGCCGGCTCCGGAAAGATCATTGATGATCTGAAGGGGATCATGATGAGCAGTGAGGACTTCTTCAAGGAAAGTCCGTTTGCTCAGATGGAACTGAAGTTCAAGGATGTCAACGGTGCCGAACAGGCTGTCAAGACAATGCAGGACCTGATGAACAACGTTGAACAAATTGGTCAGGAAACTGTAGATAAAGCCAATCAGTATATGCAGGAAGCATTGATTAACTTTGTCGCGTCCACTGATATGCTTGGCAATGTCAGCAAGGATATACTCGGCGACTGGATGGAGAACATGTTCCCGGACAGCAATGTGGATTTGCTGAACCGTAAGGTGCTGGAGATGGGAGACCAGATTGCAACGCTGATGAGTGAAACGTTCACGGCGAGCGCAGATGGCGAGCATGGGCTGAAGTGGAATCAGGATGTACTGATCAATCTGACTCCGATCACACCGGACGGAGAGGTACTCGATGAAGAAACACTGAACCGGTACATTGAAGAACTGCTGGCGAAGAGTGGAAACATTGATGAACTTTTGAGTAATGACGCCGACCTTGAAAATGGCGGTATGGGACTTCTGATCAACGTAGCGGCAAAGGCTGACGACGAAAGCTTTGAAGATGCGACTGCGAAGATGGAAGCTCTGATGGAACTGCTCCATCTGCTTCAGGAAGCATTTTATGGAGAACCGTCCGGAACTACCTGGCTCCAGACAGCCATCGATGAAATCAGTAAGGCGCAGGATCTGGCATGGGCGAAGAGCAATGACTACATTGAGCAGATCGATGAACTGAAGGACGCGCTGAATGTTGGCGGTGTTGACGAAGCCATGGCTACATGGAACAGCTACCGCAACGAACTGAAGGCAGCGATCAAGGATGAATATCCGGAGATTATTTCTGCATTGGCGGATGTCGAGTCGGCGATGACTGGCGTGAGTGAAGCAACGCAGAAATACGGAGAGGATTCCGATGAAGCAACTGCCGCACAGGAGAAGCTGAAGAAAGCGCAGAACAACCTGAACAAGGAACTGACAAGTACTCAGAAATCCCTGAACTCCAAGTACTTCACAGAAACCAACAAGGCAACCAAGCAGTTGCGCGAAGGTACGATCAGCGCGGCTGCGGCATTCGATACATTCTCCAAGGAACTCGACCTGACGGCGAAGGCCCAGGAAGACATCATCGACGTTGAGAACAAGATGGCGAAGAAGACTGACGTAACGGTCAGCGATGTCAGCAACCTGGCGAAGGCACTTGGCAAATCCGCTGAGTCCATTCTTCAGGACTGGCCGAGTGCCATCGAGATGTTTGAAGATCTGAAGAAGTCCGGCGAGGAAGCGCTCGATGCTCTGAACCGGGAAGCGACCATGCGAATCCTTGGTATCGGCGAGGCAGACTTCAGCCAGCTGTTGAACGGGATGACTGCGGTTGAAGACACCGCGAATGCCACGATTCAGATGCTACTGGCGCTGGGCCAGTTCAAACTGGAAGAGCGCGAGGTCGAGGAAGGCGCCGAGTTCCCGATGCTTGTTGGCAGTGGAACGAACATGCGTATCCAGACTGTCCGTGCGAAGACCAAGGGTAAATATCAGGTGCTTGTCCCGACCGGCAACAACCCGTTCAAGGGACTTGGTGGCGGAGGAGACTCCGGCGGCAAGACCTCCAGTGGCGGCGGAGGCGGTGGAGGCGGTGGTGGCGGAAGTAAAAACCAGACCACCTATGACACCAGACTCGTTGACCAGATGAAACAGGTCAAGGACATGCAGGACTACCAGCTGGAGTATGCCCGGGCAATGCAGGACTACTTCGACGAGAGCGGCCAGAGTGCCGGGATCGTCAAGTATCTTGAGGAAGAAATCCGACTGCTCCAAGAACAGAACGACAGCATGTCCGACAGTCTCCCGTTGCTGAAGGAACGGCTTGAACTGAAGGAAGCGGAATTCGCCGGACTGAGCGAGGAAAGCGAAGAGTACAAGACGGTCAAGGGCGATGTGGATGCGCTGAGAGAAACGTATCAGGAGTACAGCCTTCAGGTTATTGAGAACAATAAACAGATTCTGGCCAGCTACAAGGCGATTGATCAGCAGATGCTGGAAGGCATGAACCTGATCGAGAAACAGCAGGGCGACCGGATGGCCTATTATCAGGCGATGGAAAGCTACTTCAGCGAGGGCGGATACACGCAGGGTGTGATCCTGTTTATGGAACGGGAGATCGAACTGATGAAGGATCAGAAGAAGTCCGCTGAAGAAAACCTGAGATCGATTAAGGCGAGAATTGATACCCGGAAGGCCGAGATGGAAGTATCCAGGGCCGAGGGTCAGAACTACCTGAACCTCCAGTCCGAGATCGACGATCTGACGGACGCGTATCAGGAATGGTTGCTGAAACTGCTGAACGTGGACACCGCAATCCAGCAGACCACCAAGAGCCTGGAAGAGCAGAAGAATATTGTGCGCGACCTGACTGGCGAGATCAAGCAGGAAATCTATAACGCGATCGAAGACCGTGAAGCCAAGAACGAGAGCATGCTCAGTGGCCGTATCACCATGGAAAATACGATCATGGGCATGATCAAGGAACGCTACGAAAAAGAACGCGACGCGATCATGGACAATATCGATGCCCAGATGGATGCGCTGGACGCGGAGAAGAGTGCCACAAAGGACGCCTCCGATGCCAGAGTGGATGCGCTGAACAAAGAGAAACAGGCGCTGAAGGACGCGGCAAAGGAACGGCTTGACGCGCTGAAGAGCGAGTATGATCTGCTGGCAAAGAGGATCAAGTCCTGGAT